CGCTGATGCCACACGAAGATAACGACGCCATTCCGAAGATCATCGCGTTGATCCTTGTCGGCCTCTGGTCGGCGATCACGCTTGCTCTCACGCTCGAGGGAGTAGATGCCGTTGCGCCGCCGTACTACGGTTTGTTCTCGGCGCTCGTGTTCCTCCTGGTCGGCCGGCTCTGGAACATCGAAGTTGAGCGACTCCTCCCTACGAGCAAGTAATCATGTGGGCCTGCTCGCTCGAGTTCGTCGACGACTGCGCTGGCCGGGGGATGTTCTCGGCGCCGGCCGAGTACCGCGGCGAGGATGCGTGTCGATCATGCATCGAGGCCGTCGGGCCCGCAGCGGGACGGGGCTACGACGACTTCCCGGCGACGACCTCGTTCCCGATCACTGATTGAACCATGTCCGACGAGCCTCTCGAGCGCGGAGAAGACATCAAAGTGTACGAGGAGGGCGGCTGGCTCATCTACTGGGACGGCGTCGAGGGCAGCTGGCTCCGGATGCGAAACGCGTTAGACTTGGAGTACTGGCGGTAATTTTCATGCAATTCAACAGAACACTCCTGAACCGACTCGTCGCATACCTGTCTCGGGAGACACACCACCGTTTCCGCTGTTTCGGCTGTAAGCGCGACGTCCTCGTCCCCGATCGCTTCCTTGAGGACGCTCGTCGAAACGGCTGCGACCACTGCGGGGAGACGCTGATCCCACACGACCAGTCAACTGGACTCTGCTGTCCCGGCTGCCCCGCAGAACTCTACAGCCAGGGAACGGTCTGCTGCGATCGCCAAGAAGACGTCTACGGCTACCGCTGTGAGTACTGCGGGACCGAGTCGGACTGGCACTTTGGCGCCGCGCCAGTACCAATCCGGATCGAGCGCGATCTCGAGGACCTTGAGGATCCTCCACCACTCACGGGCATATCATGACCTACCAGTACAACTGTGACGGATTCTGCAACCGCGATACGATCTATAGCGGTCGCCCAGCACTTACCGCTGAGTTCAACGAGGAGTGGTACAAGAGCTCTCGGATCGGCGGCCAACTCCACGAACACGAGTACGACGCCGGCGACCTGATCACGCTCTGCCCGGAGTGCACTCGCCGGCTTCTGATCGAGTCCCCATGACAGATTCGAGAGACCGCCATCGTGAACGCACGCACAGCGAGCGCGGCGGTCGACGCTGTCCCGGCTGTGGCCGCTCATTTGATACAGCCACTCGAGTGGACGTCCACCATCGCGACCAGGACGAACGAAACGGCTATCCGGCGAACCTCCGGAAGCGCTGCAAGAAGTGCCATCTCGAGGGCGAACACGATCGCCCCGACGACGTCGACTCCCCGAAGACCCCGTCCGGCCTCTCTCGACGAGGACCTCGCGGCGTGAGACGGAGCGGTCCACGCCGCTGACTCACCACTGACACTCCACCCCGCAACGAATCACCAATGACAGACAACGAAGCCGAAGAGTACGAGATCTCGAGCGAGCCACCTCGAGATGAGAGTGGCCATGCGATCCATCCGGAACGAGGCCACCGTATCTGCGGCGCCGTCAAGTCGGACCGGACGACCCCGACCGAGCACGGCCGCGAACGCGACGACTACGAGTACTGCCTGCTGGCGGCCGGCTGGGGTAAGGACCGATCCATCGGACCCTGCAGTAAACATCCAGTGACCGGGGAGCAGTGGGGCGAGTCCAACCCAAACCACGAGCACGGTGGCTACTCCGAGTTCCAGGACTTCATGCAGGAGGGGTTGACCGAGGACGAGGCCGCGGCAATCGAGGCGCTGGACCTCGAGGAGCACGGCGACGACTTCGCGGCGGACGTCGTCAAGGAAGCGTACGCGAAGTACCTTCGGACGGCTGACGATCGCTTCCTCCGCGAGGCCCGTCAGTGGGCCGCGGACTTCGGCGTGATCGAGAAGCCCGCCGACAAGCTCGAGGCGACGGTCGATGCCGATGTCGACCAGACGACCACGCAGGAACTCGGCGAGGACGAGAAAGAGATCGCTCGAGAGCTGATCCGGCAGAAACAGCAGCACTCTGCAGGAGGCGACGATACCGATGAGTAGCCTCCTCGACGCCGACGACGTCGACGGCAGCGCCGAGCAACTCCTCGAGCTCGTCTCCGACCCGGAGACCAAACGTGATCTCCTCAACCCGTTCGAGACGGGCGACTGGATCACGTACGCGAACGAGCTCACTCGGAACTACATGGCCGAGGAGATGGAGGACGACCAGTACTACCTCCTCGGCGACCATCACGAGCGCTGGCTCGAGGGCTTCGATGGCGGCGATCGCGTCCTGCTCTGTCATCGCGACGGGCTGAAGACGACGATCACGCTGGCGTACCTCATCGCCTCGCTCGAGTACAAGGACGGCTTCCGAGCGGTCTGGGCGATGAACAACCAGGGCTCGGTCAAGAAGAAAGCCGACACCGAGTTCTGGAAGTTCGTCGAACGCAACGAGTGGCTGACGAACCTGAACGGGCCGCGAAAGAAGGACACGATCGAGGCGAAGGAGTGGGCCCACGGTTCGATGCTCAACGCCGGCTGGCTCTTCGGCGGGATCGAGGGCGATCGCGCCCACCTACTCGTTCTGGACGACATCATCAAGGAGAAGGGAGACGGGGACACCGAGGACGTTCTCGACTGGATCCAGGCCGTCTCCGTCCCGATGGTCAAGGAGGGTGGTCGGACCGTCATGATCGGGACCCGGAAGCGACCGGCCGATATCTACAACGACTATCGGTCGCTCGAGGGCTACGAGTTCGACGAGTATCCCGCGATCCTCGACTTCTGGGATCAGCAGTTCGGCGCCGACGACGATTGGCAGGATCGACGGCCTGATCCCGAGCTCTACACCGAGGTCGCTGATCCGTGGAACGAAGGCGAGACACTCCAGGTACTCTGGCCCGAGGCTCGAGGCCCACAGTGGCTCGAGAACAAACGGTCGCAGATGGCCGACCACCGCTTCTGGCGAGAGTACTGCCTCGTCATCATGGGCTCGAGCGGGAACCTGATCGAGGCGACCGACGTTCGGAAGCCGGCCGCGGAGGGCGGCTGCTCGATCGACGATCGTGACCCGCCGCCGAAGTACCGCGCTGGTCCGGGCGAGGCGATCATCCTGGGCCACGACCCAGCGAACTCGCCGACCGGCGACGACGCTGCCTTCTCGGTCTGGCTCCTGCAGCGCGACGGTCGACGTCGTCTTCTGGACGCCCACGCCGAGGCGGGGATGAAACCCAGCGAGGTGAAGAACCAACTCCTCGAGTTCGACCGGCGGTACGACCCCGCGCTGATCGTGATCGAGGATAACGGGATGCAGTCCTACGTCGCCGAGGACGCGATCGAGTTCGACGCCCAACTGGCCGCGAAGGTGACCGGGCTGACGACATCCGGGCAGAAACACAGCTGGGAGAACGGCATCCCGCGCATCCGGACGCTCGTCGATAACGGCTACATCCTCTTCCACCGCGGCCACCGGCCGACCGAGGACTTCATCACCGCGATGCAGTCCCTCGAGCGTCGCGACGGGAAGCTCCACGGTCACACGCCGGACCTCATCGCGTCGTGGTACATGGCCGAGAAGGGGTTCCGGAAACTCGAGTCGATGGGCGCGCTCGACGACGTCGACGATCGCGACGCCGGCGACGAAGATGAGGGCGGCTCGGACGGTGGCAGCGGCGTCAGTTACCTCTAACTCACCAGACAAAACATGAAGGGAGATAATACCGAAGACAGTCAGACCAAGAGCATCGACACCGACCAACTCATTGATCGACTCGATGAACTGGGTAATGTAGCCGAAGAACTCGAGGATATCAACCACGCGATCCGGGACCTCACAGACCGGGTTGAACGCGTTGAAGACGAAGCTGGGATCGATCACCAGCAACGAGCTCGACGTGAGCTGGCGAAAGAGACAGCGAACTCGATTGGCGAACAGCTTCTTCCATCGGAACCAGATGAGCCGCCGACTATCAGTATTCGGAACACACTCTACTCGAGCGATTTCACCCTGATTGGCCGGGACTGGGACACATTCGAACTCGAGGGTGTTGAGAGCGAGCCGGACATCCATCTCAAGCTGACCCAGCCACGAACTGACGATGAGTAGCTTTCAGTACCTCGGCATG